CCCCACCACCAACTTTTTCACTAATCAAATTCGTCCGCTTGTTCTCTTTTGCTTGATCGGCTTTCTCACTTGTTATGTGTTGCGAGGCTGTGTGACTTTTCTAAAACAAAAATAAGTTTCTTCAAAATAATAATATACAGTATATTTATATATTATATATGATTGATGATTATATTACAAAACAAAAAGACAATGTGCATAAACAATACAAATTGTATCCAATGGATATGACAAGACTATCAAAGAAAATAACAGGAAGTCCTTTTGATCTCTCAGGCTGTGTACTGTGGAACGCCAAGAAGGTCAAAGCAAAACATTTCCGAATAAATGGCGAACAACGAGAGGCAAACAGGATCTTGTACAGTAACTATGTTGAACCTTTACAAGATAACGAGTACGTTCGTATGTCATGCGGAAATGATATGTGTGTAACGTTATCACACATGAAGAAGCACGTAATTAATAAGAAAGTTGTTAATTTCGATAGGCTAACAAAGCCGATGGTTAATATCTGTTGGAATAAATTATCAATATTAATATAGATTATTATATTATATAAATGATTGCTTTATTTGTGGATACTGGATACGATGAACACTTACAAAATTTACCAGTTGATTTAGAATATTTGTTTATAAATGTGGTGATGAATGAGTTAACAAATCTTCCAAGTACATTAAAATACATTTTTGTGAATATATATGAAAAAGAATTATTGGAAAAACTACCATATGGATGTAAAATAATATCTTTGCAAAATTACTCTAATTATACTGACTACCAATTCCAATACAATCCAATATTTGATGAATTGTTAACAATAAAAGTTCCATATTGTGATGAGGATATAGATGATACATTTGGTTACGTGAGAATAAAGAAAATGTCGAACAAAATAATAATCAAGACAAGTATTTTACCAGAATTACAAAGTAGATGTGATGATTTTCAACGTAGATGTGAAGATTTTCAGAACCAATGTGACAAATTGTTAACGGTGAATCGATAATTTACCAACAGAACTCATACTAGGTTCTATGGCTGTGTCACGTTTAATGTGTAATCCAAGACAATCGACTTTAGAGCATTTGGAAGCGTATAAAAGCCTACCAATGTAACCAATCAATGACGTGCCACATACAACAACTGTTATAATAACCGCAGTTTCCATGTTATATAATTACTGCAGATTATTTAAATATTTTCTACTATAAATAATATATATGTCAAGTGCAATAACAAAATTAATTAATTATGAATTAAATGATGATAATGAGCCGTATCACATTTACGTGGATCTGTCACTAGTAAATAACAATCCAGCTGGACAATCTGTACCGCTTGTTTTTTCCGATCTTCGTAATACATCACTCATTCAGAATCCAAAAGATTACTTTACGGCAATCGTGAGATTCCACATAGATACATATGGCTCACTTCCTGCATGGATACCACAGATACAAACTGGACAATCAGATGTCAATAAAACTGTGTATTCATTCACTTTAGCGTACAAAACAACAGTGTTTGAGGCATTCCTTGAATTCATTCCCCAAAATGTCAATGATCCAGTTAAAGCACCAACAAATTATCAGGATATGAGTTCACAATACTATTATATCTACAGCTATCAATCTTTATTCCAGATGGTCAATAACACCCTACAATCCGCATTCACTGGACTACAGACGGCTGTAGGTAGTGGTTTTCCATCAACTGAAGCACCATTCATATTATTCGATCCGATTGGCAAAGAATGTGTATTCAATGCTGATTCTGCATGTTATGATGTGAAAAATACATCAAGTCCTATTTACATTTATGCCAATAACCAAATGTACAACTTGATATCAGGATTTCAATGGAATTGCTTGGGTGAGGCACCAAATGGACAAAACTATCAACTGCAAATCTACAACAACTACGGCACGAATACATACACCCAAGGAGACTATACACTTCTTCAATGCTATGAGGAATATCCATCTATAACCACCTTATCACCCGTTCAATGTGTCATCTTCACATCATCAACTATTCCTCTAGAACCAACTATAGTGTCAAATGCATCAACATTCAATTCAACTACATCAATAAATTCTAGTTCTAATTCAGCCACGAGTCCAGTTTTGACAGATTTCACAATTGCAGTTGATATAAATAATAATTATTTTCCGTCAATCGATTACGAAAGCCCAGCACAATATAGATTGGTTGATTTATATGGTTCTGGAGATATAAGTAATTTACAAATGGGGGTTTACTGGAAGGACATTTTTAATAACACATATCCGTTAAATTTGCCTTGTGGTGGTTCATGTAGTGCGAAAATATTATTTCGTAGGAAGGATTTCAATCAATAAAAATAATATAGTTTCAATTTAAATCTTTTTTCTTGTATAATAATATATAAGAAATACAATGAGTGACGATCTCGCAAGAAATGAAATCAAATCAGCTTATGAGCCAGTTAACTATGTAGATCCTGTGATTGGTTTAATTAGTGATCAAGTGAAAGTTCCTGTTATTAATGGAGGTGAACAAATTACACCGTATAAGCAAATGGCATCATCTGCATCTCAATCGGGAGTATCATGGAATGTGGTAATGCCATCGCTCAATACCATTTTACATCCAGTTGTCTATGTTCGTTGCAAGATGACAATTAATTTTACATCTAATAAACAAGCTGATAATCCTATTTTCAAACTGGGAGATGAGACATGGAATGAATTTCCCCTCTCATCAGGTATATTTGATGTTGCAACAGTCACTGTGAATAACTCAAGTGTCACTTTTGAATGTGGACAAAACATTGCATTCTTGAAGCGTTTATTGTCAAAAAATGACAGAATGCAATATTCTTCGATATGTCCGACAGGAGCGGATTATTTATTCTTCCCTGACCAAATTGCTACTGGTTGCATTCAAAATAATTTTGCACCATGGGGCGACTCAATTCCAGAATTCAATCGTGGTGGATTTTATCCTACTTCATTATCCTTTACGTCAAATCCAGACGGAACTGGCTCAGCTACTGCTCTAGCTGGAACTATGGTAGTTGAATTTTATGAACCATTGCTTTTGCCGATTTTCTCTTTAAACGCTTCCGATTCTACTGGTGGACTTAGTGGAATAAATAACCTGAGAATCAACGTCACGTTCAAAGGTGCACAGAGCATGAGACCAATATTGACAAGTGCGTTACATTCAACGGGTCCAAATGTCCCAGCAACATTTAAGATTACTTCGCTAGGCTTGACTCAAAGTGAGACAGAATTACAACTATTCTTGATAACTCCTCCTCCATCGAAGGTTTTACCAAGAACATCCGTGCATCCATACACAAATATTGTGAGATCAGTGACGTCATGGAGTGCAGGAGCAGATACACCAGAAGGTACAATAGTATCACAAGTTGCAATGAATAACATTAATCTCGGTGTCCTCCCTGAGACCATCCTAATTGGTGTTCGTGTACCAGTGTCAAGTGATTCTTGGGGAGCAAATTTACCAGAATACTGGTGTCCGATAACAGGATTAAATCTTACGTTGAACAATCGTTCAGGTTTGTTGAGCAATGCAACACCATATCAGCTCTATAATATGTCAAAAGAAGCAGGATTACAAGAGATGCCTTGGTCTGTGTTTTCTAACAATGTTCAAGCGAATAACGGGGCTGTTGGCTCATTCTGTGCATTTTCAGTCGCTAAACATCTTCCAGTCGATCCTATGTATGCACCAAATTCAGTTGGACAGTTCAATTTCTACGGGAATGTAACATTCGTACCTCCAGTGGATATTCCAGCAAATACTAACTATGAAATTGTTGTCTTGTTCCTCAATCAGAACTTACTTGTCACTTCTTATGGTGCCTCATCCATCATACAAGGTTTATTCGATAAAGAGACAGTATTGAAAACAATTCAAGATACTCCAATGTACAAAAAACCCAATAAAGTATTATTTGGTGGCTCTAAACACTGGATGGCTAAGGAACTCAAGAAAATCAGAGAAGAAAAGTCTGGCATGGGTAGAGCGTCAGGACGTGCCTCTGGGTCTGGTTCGAAACTCAGTGATTATTTAGCAAATTAAATAAATAATTTCTCAGCAAAATATATATAAAATGGATAACGATAGATCCCCTGATATGGTTATGGATATAAGAAAAAAAAACATTAATGGTGAAAAGAGAATCCGAGCTTATAATGAGAGAGCAAATGAAGAAAAGAGACAGAAAACGCCTTTAGAGTATCTTGTATTTAAAGAAGCCCGATACAAAAAACAAGTACCCGATAGAGCCAAGCATATGGAGATGGAGGAGAAAGTAAAGAAACCGAAGTTGGATCGAGTACAAGGAGGTGATAGAAATTTCTTTCCAGCTCCTCTTATTGTGAAAGGTTCAATGCCATTACAAGATGTTTCAGCAAAAACAACCGAAGTCTCATTAACTGGAGGTGGAAAAGAAAAAATGAAACGTAGAGCTGAAAAGGTCAAACAGATAATGAAAGAGAAGAACATGTCGATGACTCAAGCATCCAACTATGTCAAGAAAAATAATGTAAAATATTGAGTAATTTTTAAAAATATATAGTATTATTATATATTATATGCTTTACTTGGTTTATTCCAATAAATTCAATTTCCTGAATGGATTATTCACCTCACAAGAAGACGCAGAGCAATTCAAAAGAGAACTCATTGAAGATCTTGAGATCAAAGGATTTCCCGTTTTGAGAAGTGATGATTCAGATACTTCATCTGAGGAAGATGAAACTCCAGTTGTCCCCGAGAAGCCCAGAACATTCGAAGACCTGAAAGAAGAATTGACAATACGATTTAAAAACCAAAATATCAAAATTCTTGAGAACGCTACCGACGTAATTGCAAAGCCAATTAATTAAAATTATTTTGTAGTATAAATATATAATATAATGTATCAAAACGTCAATGATATTTTAAGAATTACAAATCAAATCAATAAACGAAATCAGGTATTACGGGATCAAGCTGAGATTGATAGAGATAATTATGCACAAAAGATGTACATGAAACATAATTTACCAGTTCCAATAAAACCGAATTACATGGTGGAAAGGAACTACATCCCTGAATTTCAAGCATCAAACATCCCAGAATACCAAATAGAACAAAAGGAGTATGCGATGATACGAGAAGCTGTTTCAGAGGAAAAAAACGCTCAAATTACACCTCTAGTCCAAAAACCAGTAAACCCAGTGTATGGTGCTAAATTAATGCAAAGTGTAAATGATCTTAAAACAGAATTGAATGCATTCTTTACGTCAAGAGGTATAACAAAACCTGACTTATTGTTCAAAATAAACAAATCTTTCAATAATTTATCCGTCGCGTACCAAGAGGACACAAACTCAATAAACGGTGATAGACTATTCAGAACACAATTCATTTATGTACTAAGTAATATAGAAACACTTTTAACCAACTTACAAGGGAAATTAGAGTATTACCAACGTACAAAAAACCACATTGACACAAAAGAACTAATTGAGAATTTGGACGATTATGAATTACAACAATTTATTGACAAAACTAAAATCATGAAAGATATTGTCGATCAAATGATAAACGGACGAAGCATAACAGGATTCAGTAACGACGTAATTAATAGTTTGGTAAATTACACTCCAGATCAATATAATGAAACAGGGTTACCTCCTCTACCTACTTCAACCACCGTGCCACCAGTAGTGCATCCAGTAGTGCCTCCAGCGTCTGGGGTAGGAACAAGTGCAGATGGTAGCGATGCTCCACCTCCGCCAACTGATGCTTTTGGAACCCCTGCTCCAGATTCAACTTCGAGACCCGAAGCAATAACAATGTTAGCGTCTAGTATTGAGCCTCAAGTACTGAAGTATGCGTCTATCACGGGTAGACTACGAGATTCTAAAAGAGACGGAGAAAAAAGAGCATTAAGAAGTCAACAAACAACAATTATCAATGCAGTTCATCAAATATTTGTTAATGCAGAAATACCCAATATAATTGCAACTCCAACCAAAAAAGATATTGCAGACGTATTAAATAACCATAAACAAGCCCCAGCACAAAAGGTTAATGCACTCATGGTATTATCTACACCCGAACGCACTGCTCGACCAACACATGGAGATGTTGGAGTGGTTGATTATCCGACAATAGACGAGTATCCTGGAATGTTAGCAAGAGATTACGATGATGCCAAAGCACGTTTAGCTACACAATTGCGGACACACGTCACTGAATTTACCAATGAGTGGAACGGAAGAAAAACAGACTCAATACTAGGCGATGCATATTCATCAATTATGGAAACTATTGGTGGAATGGCTGAACTGAGTCAAACACACGGCAGAGCATTTCATGCTATACCTCGTCGAGAGCTAACAGATGGCGAATTACGATCCATCCTAGAAGCACATGACACAGTAGATGATAAAATCGATAACATATTAGAAGAGATGTCAAAATCACCACCAGCAGTAGCACCAACCCATGATGCTCCTGCTGGAGACGATGAAACTAAAGACGAATCAACAGGAACTCTAGCCGTTGTTCCACCTACAAGTACATTTGATGAGCAAGTAGATGCCGAAGTTACGAAAATAAAACCTAAATACCGTGCACAAGTGAAAGCAATGTATATGAAATTAAAAATACTAAGTGCCAAAAAGAATTTTAATGCCGATTGTACAGCCGAAGTTCAGAAAGTACTAAATGACATATATATAGATGTTAATGGGAAAGAGTTTAACGATACATTCACTGAGTTGAATAGTGGAGATTGGGTCAGTAATAGCAAAGACCCCAAAAAAGGTGCATTTAAACAGATGAAAGCTGGAAAATTATTGCCAATTATTACAAAATATTACATTGATAGAACAGCATCTAGAATAATTGTTGATAATAGAAGAACAAGCGGGAAACCTAACCAAGAAAGAAAAATAGGATTGGAAAATATGTCAACAGCGTTATTTGGTTAAATACTGTTTGTAATTAATTTTTTGTTGTTTAATAGCCTTTAATACTAAGCTATTGACTTGTTTTAAAATCGTATCTATTATATAATCCATCGCTTTTATTATCGTTTTTGGAAGTCGACTTTTATATATTATATCAAATTGTTTGTAAAATTCGTCGTTGAAGTAGTATGCAGTTTGACTTGCACAATATTCTTTTAGTGATTCAACACTATCTCTGATCCTTCTAATTGTTTCAACATCAGTATACTTCTCTAAAACATCCTTTTCAGCTTCAACACTCGATTTCACTTTGTATATTTTACCAATATCACTGTCAAATATACTGATCAATTTTTCTGACAAAACTTTATTCTTTTCCTTTAACGAAATAATAAACAGTCTTTTCAACACTTTCATGTAATTCTTTTTCTCATGGTACTTTTTGACTTCTTTCGCTAAACTGGGAATCGTGTCTATGGTGGTTTCCTTCTGGTTTATTCCTTTTCCGTCTTTCTTGAACTCGAAAACATTGGAATACGGAGTAAAAACACCATTAAAATAATATACTATTTCAATCTTTATCACGGATTGTTGATTAAGTATATCAGTAAATCTGTATTCGCCTTTACGATTATCAATTACTTCATCAACTTCCCATTTCAACGCTTTACCCTCTTTATCGACTCCTGCCATTAGCTCAATAAAATACAGGTTTTTATTGGTTTTGAATTCACGAAACATCTCACAAAATGACTTCCAAACATCGACTTTTAGCGTCTCAAAGTTACTGTGTACATTCACGATGCTAAACAAATCCACATCATTGGAGTATTCAAATTTCATACTTGCCGATCCCACAACATCTGGAATACAACGAGGATATGATATTAACTTGACAACTTCCTTTGTTACATCACTATATTCATAAGGTCTTTTCTTTGTTATCGCTTTCATATATATTTGATTGTGAATATAATTTTCTACAATAAATATATAATTATATATATGTCATTTAGTTTTAATCTTAATGATGATGGACGCCCAATATGTATTATTAAAGGTGGTGAATATGATGGAAAAGTCGTGTGTTGTGCAGAACATAAAGAAGGAGGCAGTAAAGATACAAAGAAGAAGAAATACGTAAACTTTAGCAGAATGAAGTTAGATGATGGTAATTTTGCCCCATATCCAAACACAAGTTCTGAGCGTGACATTGTGTCTTGTTTTGGTCCAAGTGGTTCAGGCAAGTCCTATTTTATTAAGAACTTCGTACTTGAGTACCATGAAGAGTACCCTAAAAATCCAGTGTATTGTATTTCGTTAGTTGAAGATGATAAATCATTTGCAGATATTCCGTACATTCAACGTTTAACTGTAAATGAAACTTGGAAACAAAAGCCATTAGAAGTCAAGGATTTTGAAGAAAATTGTTGTATAATATTTGATGACACTGACACAATCAGAGACAAGGATATTAAGAAAAACATTGATAATTTGAAGAATCAAGTTCTTGAAACAGGCAGACATGCGAACGTAACTGCACTCATTACGTCACATTTGGCATGTAAAGGCAATGAAACAAAGGCTCTATTGAACGAATCGCATATCATAACAATTTATTTACAATCTGGAAGTAATTATAATTATTTATTAAATAAATACCTTGGACTCGATAGCAAACAGATAAATAAGTTGAAAACCATGAAGTCTCGCTTTGTTTCAATTGTTCGTGGTTATCCAATGATCATTTACACAGAACACGAAATAATGTTTTTAAATGACATTTAAATTTCTGCGTTTATTATATAATGGATAAGAAAGACTTGTATGACGCTTCACATTACTCACTTTCTGATGGAGACATCAAGAAGTATTTAGGCAGTGGAACAAAAATAATCAAGTACGAGGAGCTTGACAAATACAATTCGATTACAGAATTATTACCGAATGACAAGGATTTTGTGGTTTTGTTATTCGAGCGAGAGCCAGATGTTGGACATTGGGTGTGTGTAATCCGCAATAAGAAGAGCATTCTGTACTTCGACCCGTACGGAAATCGTGTTGATAAGATAATGGTATGGAATTCAAACTATATGAATAAGAAATTGGGTCAAGATTTTCCGTATTTATCATGGTTACTCAATAAAGCCGTTGACGATGGATTTAAGGTCACATTTAGTGAAGTTAAATTTCAAGATGAGAAGTCAAACTTTACAACTTGTGGTAGGTGGGTATGCTCTGTTTGCTTTTACTTTATGCACAATGAACATCCTACGCTCCGAGGATTTTACAATAAAATAGTTGATCTAGGGCGTAAGTTCGAATTAGTCCCCGATTTGGTTGTTACAAAAATTATGGAATAAAAATAAAAATATAGTATATATTATATAAATGAGAAAAGCATTATATTTTGGTTTTATTCCCTGTTCGAAATTTAATATACTACCTGCCGATTTAGAGTATTTGTATATTTGTGATTTAACTATGAAACAAATGGATGATATATTTAACTTGGAATTACCTGTGACACTAAAGAAATTAGCAGTAAGTAATTTGTGTTATAGTAATGGTGATAGCGTATATGATAATCGAAGTCGTATAGAAGTATACTGTTTAAATACTCTAATACAAAAAATTCCATTTGGATGCGAAATTGAAAATGTAGTAGTCAAAGATGATAAAATGTTTATAAATGATAATATCAAAGAAGTCCAGTGCATGGATACTATTTTACGAGTGAAGAAAGATATAATCAACAGAAAGTATATTGAATTACCCAAATTATCTTTACATAATATTAAAAAACATGAAAACTTCACATTTTTATAATAATCTATTATATACGACAAATTTGGTTGTTACAAAAATTATGGAATAAAAATAAAAATATATAGTATATATAATATGAATAAAACTGAAATTAAAATCAGGTATTGTGATTTAGACTCAAGCAATATTAAATTAAATAAAATATACAATAAAGTTATTTTGTTTTGTGACTGTGGAAATAATTGTATAAAAAGACAGGAGAATAATTACAACTTGTTAACAAAATGTGTTGATAGTATCTCAATGAGCATTAATGGTAATAATATTACTAATACAACAATGAATGAACTATATAATTTGTCGAAATAAAATACCAATGGTATATACTATAATATGACAAAATACAAGATATTCAAAATAGAATCTCAAAACAAAGATAAAGTCTATATTGGTTGCACTTCAAAAAAATATTTCTTTGATATATTCGATTACTACAGTACATTGTATAGACAATACAAGGATCTATCGCTAGAGGACTATTTGAAGAAATACAAGAGTAAACGGAAATTTTTCCCAATATTTGAGGCAGGGTATCCTAGATGGCAAATTCTCCGAGAAGTAGAAGCAACTAAAGACGAAATAAAACAGATAGTCCGAGAGATAAAACGAGAATATCCTAATGACTACTTGGGATTATTATAATTTCTGTAACATTGTGTATGTAATAATTTAAACAAACTAATACATGCATACTTTTCTACCAAATATAGTATGAAAATATAATATATAATATAAGATTATTTTCTATGATTATAATATATCATAAACATTTATGCCGTATGATAAAGAGACTGCAAGAAAATACGCAAATGAGTACTACGTGAAGAACAGAGAAGCAGTGTTAAAGAAACAAAAAGAAAAGTTGGCACGTACTATGCCTTGTGACTTTTGCAGAACAAATGTGAAACTTGTTATGTTCGCTAAACATTTGGATAGTTTCCTACACAAAAAGAATGCTGTCAACTCATTAAACTTGACAAATGATGAACTTGTTAGGATTCTGAAGGATAAACTTTAAATTTAAAATATATAGTATATAATATGAACAAAAATATATTCATCATTGAAAACAGAAATTATGGCGAAATACCAATGGAGACAGATATACTAATTATATGGTATCCAGTAAAGTTAACCAATATTCCAGTTACAGTTAGTCAAATCTATCACGAGAAAACTAGAGGTATGAATTTGTATAAAAGTAAATGGAAAGTTCCGTTCGGATGCTCTGTCAATAGTTGTAATAGATGCTGGGAATGCATCTGTGGAATGCGTAGTTATTATTTCTACTTTGAAACTGATGATGAAATACATTTGTCTGTAGAACAAAATAATACAGGGCGTTATAGTTCAACATATACAGTAGAAGTCAATGATACAGACAAAAATAAAACTTATTACAGACATTTTGTGTATCGCATTTAATTCTTATACGATTTGTATTTTGACATTTTTTGTTTGATGTCATTTGATTCCTGTTGGTTTTTTGCCTGTTCAAGCATCTTTTTGAGGTGCTTGTATGACCTGTTATGTTGTGCTTTTGATATTTTCATTATCGTGCAGTCACATAGTGGACAGTGATGTTCGATGTGGGCTATTTTTTGTTGATATTTGAGGATATGTTTTTTGCTTTTTTGATAAGACATGAATTATATTCTATATATAATATATACATATTTTAATATGCCGTTCAAATTAGCCATTATTAAAGGAAAATTTAAAAACAAATACACATGTGTAAATATAAAAACAAAACAAATATTTAGTCAAGGAAGTAGTAAAGCAAATGCAATTAAACAGCTTCGTGTTTTGCGAATGGCTCAATCACGTGAAAAATTAAATAATTAAAAAATCACTTAAAAGATAGGTGATATATTAAGGATATAAAAGGATATAATCGGATATGGTAAATTATCAATTTGGCAAAATTTACAAATTAGTGTCTCCATCAGGTCTTACTTACATCGGGAGTACATGTGAGAAAACATTGGCAATGAGGAAATCAAAACATCACTCCACTTATACCTCATGGAAAGCTGGGAAATCTGCATTTGTTACATCGTATAAGTTATTCGATGAGGATGAACACAATGTTGATATTGTATTATTGGAAAATTTTCCATGTAACAACTCTGATGAGCTTCATGCACGTGAACGCTATTATATGGATAAACATGTTTGTGTTAACAAATTGTTGATGTGTCGAACCCAAAAGGAATGGTATCAAGCGAACATAGATAAAATAAAGCAATATAAAATAGACAATAAGGAAAAAATACGAGAATATAATTTAAAATACAAAATGGACAATAAAGAATACTATGAATGGAAAAAAGATAAGTTTAATTGCGAATGTGGGGGGAAATACATACGGTCAAATAAAGCATCACATATGAAGAGTAAAAAGCATTTAAACTTCATTTTGTAATCACATTTTTAATAGAAATAACTAAATACATAATAATTAGAAAATCACTTAAAGAAATGCAGATATAAAAAGATATAATAGGATATGGTAAATTATCAACTAGGTAAAATTTACAAAATGGTGTCTCCACAGGGTCTTGTGTACATTGGGAGTACTTGTGAAAAAACACTAGCAATTAGGAAAGCAAAACATCACGCTCACTACATAAGCTGGAAAGCTGGAAAATGTCATTATATCTCATCCTTCAAACTATTTGAAGAATCTGAAAATGAAGTTGATATAGTGCTACTTGAAAATTCACCATGTAATAATAAAGATGAGCTTCATGCTCGTGAACGATATCACATAGAACATAATATTTGCGTTAATCAACGAATAGCAGGTAGAACACAGCAAGAATGGATTCAAAACAATAACGATAAAATTAAAGATTATCATCGTAAGTATAGACAACAAAATAGCGAAAAAATAAAAGAGTATAATAAAGATAGTCAGCGGAAGTATAGAGAAAATAACAGGGAAAAACTAAATGCACAAGCAAATAGAAAATGCATTTGTGATTGTGGTTCTTCGTATACACATTGTAACAAAACACAACACGAAAAAACAAATAAACATCAAAACTATATTAATAAAATAACTGAATAATTAGTTATTTAATCTACATCTGCCTTGGTAACTCAGTTTTATTGGGTGGTGGCTTTTCTGAGTTACCATAGCAATATACAATAAGAAAATAATTTTAAGTCATTTTCATTTTACAAACTATTTTTAATTCGTATAGATAATTACATGGAAAATCATTGTTGTATATTATCGGGAATTTTGTACAATCATAATTATCTATATGACAAGTAAATTTTTGCCTTATTGTACTACTATTTAACCAACTCGTCTTCATTTCATAAACTTTACAACCAAATGGCACTTTAGGGATATATACTTCATTTACGTCTAAACAACCAATAAATATCATTTTTACATTTGGGGGAATATTACTAAAAACAATACGTCTTTTGAAGTCAAATAATATCAAGACTTCCAAATCGTCAGGTAAATGATCTATATTGACATCGTCTAAATCACTGTCTGTTATTTCCATATATTTAATTTCTACCAATTCAATACTATATATTTAATTTTTATTTATATTCTAATTATATAATGGTAGTTATAGATATCCCACAAGCCAATATAAAACCAATACATATTAAATCTAACGCTCATTTAGTACCCGAATGTTTGGCATCTGATGACAAAATTGATGATGTGTTACATGTTATTACTGTGATATCAAACGTATGTGAATTCAAAAGACGATATCAATTAATGAAAGAATTTATTGAGCGAATGAACAAAACATCACATATTAAATTGTACGTTGTTGAATTGGCGTATGGAGTCCAAGAATTCAAAATCACAGACCCAACAAATCCACAACATTTACAACTTAGGACGCAACATGCACTTTGGCATAAGGAAAGTATGATAAATTGCGGTGTTAAGAAGTTATTACCACCAAATTGGAAAAGTTTCGCTTGGATTGATGGTGATGTAGAATTCGATAATCCAAATTGGGCATCAGATACATTGAAGTTACTTACTAAGTTTGACGTTGTACAATTGTTTACTTATTGTTTTGACTTAGATGAAAATAATATGTCAATGAATGTATGGCAAAGCTACGGACACAAGTACTGTAACGGCGAACCATTTCAACATGCTAGAGGATTGAATTATTGGCATAGCGGTTATGCGTGGAGTTGTACAAGACAATACTATGAAAAAGTTGGCGGATTATATGAACATGGGATAATTGGATCTGGTGATTACATCATGACACAAGGTTATTTAAAAAATACTGCTTGTGCTGATAAATCATTAAAATCATTTGCGTCCCATATTAAATTTTATAATAAATATGTTCTAAAAAATATTAGGATAGGATATCTGCCTAGTAACATTCGCCATCATTACCATGGATCAAAGAAGAACAGACAATATATTGATAGAAATCAAATATTGATAAAATACAACTATGATCCATATACAATGATAAAAACTGATGAAAATGGGTTAATAATCCCATCAGATAAAATGCCAACAGAAATGATAGACGACATAAGAAACTATTTCTTTTCACGATTAGAGGATGATTGAATTAGATTCACCACATTGAGACGATTCTAACGACCTATTAAACGTCTCCAACAGATAAGTATTCAGTGAGATATGAGCATATGCCCATGTCTTATTATGCATATAAATACAGGATTCTTCAAGCCGAATTCAATCCGCCGAGGGTAACGGCTCTTGCAATGGTTACGTGGAGTAACGGGGGCATTGCTTGGGTTCGAATTCGAGGTGGGCTGGTAATTTCTGCCACTGAGTCCCCCCTCAGTTTGCAAAATGCCAGTGCCGAAGCCCGAGACTTACTTTATAACTTTGTGCCAGTGGTGTAACAAGAAAAAAACTTAATAATTTTTAAAAAAACTTTAAAAAACAACACCACTGGCACAAGGGCTTTTGCTCCAACTTTATAACATCATTTTTTGATGTTAAGCTCTTTTTTTGATGTTAAGAGCAATAACGGTCTCCTAGTCACGGGCTATCGAATGAGCTATCAGCCACTTGAAACTGACGCTTGGTTACAGAGAAAACTTACAAAGTTGATTCAATTTCGACATGTTCGTTTTTCAAAAGTTGTCCGTTTGGGACGTTCGACACATCATTAGAATCGTCTCAATGAGCTGAATCCAAATATCCGATTCTTAACATTGTGTTATTTCAATTACTAAAGAAGCAGGGCAAGATGTAGCTGTTACGCCAGAAGATGCAGTTACAACAAAGTTAACGTTTGATGTTGACAGAGATAGTAATAACTCAGCACCTGAAGGAGCAGAACCAACAACACTTGAGTTCGCTGTAGATGACACAAGGACAGCATTTGAACCAGATAATTGATACATACCAGAGCATACGACTGCACCAGAGCCAACATCGCCATTAATGACTAATTTTGATTCAACATAGTACAATTTACCAGATGCACATGATAATGTAAAAGCAGTTGAAGGACTTGAACCAAGAGTACAGTCAATAACATATTTCTGATTTTGCGATGCTGATCCAGATGAAACAGTAATAACTGAATCGGTGAATTGTACATCGGTTTGATTAGTTTGAACGAATCCAGCATTTTGACAATCTGAAACTAGGTTAGAATTTAATTCATAACTTGATAAATCAGCAGATGTCAATAAATTGCTTCCATTCCATTGTATACTCCCTGAAACATCTTGTAAAGTATCTGAACCAGAAAAGCCAATTGAATTCACATTTTGTAGATTTCCACTATTACAGTTCAAATTTCCGCTCAATTGACCTCCGCTAACACCAATAGTAGAACTTGCATTACCAGCATCAACAATTTGATTTGATCCAGAATAGAAAGAGCTATTGACATTATTGAAAGATATTGCGTATGAATTACCAGTATCAGCACTAAATTGTAAATTGCCAATATTTTCAACAGTATTTCCATTACAGTCAAAATTTGCAGATGTTAGAGCTGGAGCAGATGCATTTATGAAGCCAAGACCTCCAACGTCTGATAATAGATTAGAATTTAACTCAAAACCAGCGTTTGTAACATCTGATACTAAGTCACTATTTAATTCATAGCCAGATAATGCAGATGATGTGATAAATCCAGCATTTGCGACATCAGTACTTAAATTTGCGGATTGTTCATATGCAGATAAATCAACACTTAATTCATTACCCGACACACTTAAATTACTTCCTACACTTTGGATATATTGCCCTGCTGATTTTATGTAACCATGTGATCCAACATCTGCATCAAGACCAGAAGTCGTTTCATATGCTGATAAAATAGTTGATAATTGTGAACTGGCCGCCGACATTACGACTACTTGAGAGCCATTGTATTCGAGTTTATTGGCTGATACACTCAGTTGATTTGATCCACCAAAGTTTAAATCAGCAACATTTTTAACGTTATGTGAATTAGCATCTAAATCACCAGACATTGAATTATTTCCTGAAACTTGTAAATATCTAGCGTCGTTATAACTAACTAGATCCGTACCAAGTGATAACGCATCAGTAAGAACTGTTGAAATTGGTATATTGACGATATTACTTCCATTGTAATACAAAATATCATTTGTTGATGGTGCAAGAGCTTGAATGTCTACTAATCTAGCGTCCCCGCTGTGGTTAAATTGAGTTTGAACATTATGGATAACTTTGTTAGATGAATCAGTTGAATTTAAAACCAAGTTTCCTACGGCATTAATTGAATAGTTTGTTACAGTCATTTTATAGAATTACATAAGATAAAAATTAATTCTATTATAGAAAATTACTATTATTAGAATGCAAAGAATTGGTAATAAACTTGAAAATAACAATTAGTATTTTGCCAAATAGTTTGCATTGTTATTTGATTATCTTCTCCAGCACATAGAGATGATACTGATGTTAGACTCGCAGGAGAATTATTATCATAAATCATTTCAGTTATGGCACCTGCTAAAAGTTCCCTATTATCGGCTTGACATGCTCCAGTTCCTTTATATGCAAAATTTATACTAGTATTCACATTATAACCAATAATAATGTAATTGTAACACATGATGTAATTATAATCAGGTATATTGGGTAGATCTGTAACCTGAGTTGTCCCTACACTTGAGTTTCCTGTACCTCTTTGCCATGGACCATATGTTGTTGTTGGTAAATTTCCTTGTGTACAAATAGTATATCCATTTACATTACATGATGCCAAACCGTTCATCACAGTTGGTAAATTTGATGTTAGAGTTGAATTAAAATTACTTGCATTCGTTACGATATTACTATTATATAATAAATTATTGCTATCATCTGTCGTAATATTATTTGTAGCACCAGGCAAAAATACTGCTGGGGTGGTTACGGAAGTTGGGATTGTACAGGTAGTCCAATCAAATAAACCCGTTAGAGTCAAATTAACTTTATTAGTATCTAATGCATATAATGTGAAATTAGGACCCGTATATGTTAGTGTATACCATAATTTCAAATTTTGATCTAGGGTTGAAGATGGTGTATTATCTAGAGAATTTGTAAATTGTAACCCGCTTGTATTATACTGGAAATTGGGAGAAGTATATGACCATTTTTTATAATTTGCGAATCCTAATCCTATTCCAAAACTTGACGATATACCGCCCAAAATAATCCCTCCATTTTGAAACATAGGATTGTTGTTCTCATCAGTTAGATATACATTTATTACAAAAGATTCTGTATTTGTTCCATTTGGATTTCCCCCATTTGCTAGAGAATACCCAAATTGAAAAGTTGGATTTAATGAGAATTGAGAAGCTGGAATCACAAAAACAGGTGAAGTATATGTTTGCCCAGTTGTAAGGCTAGATAAACCAGTTACACCCATAGAATACTGTAACGTCCCACTCCATTGTTGTTGTGTTATCACATTTGTATATGTTGAACTTTGTACTGGTAAATCTAATGCTGTTGGGGCAAAGACTAAATCATTGTTATCTAGTGTTAGATTTGTCGTTGTTAAAGTGTTACAACCCGTAATACTATGATTTTGCATAACGATATCACCCGCTACATTTCCACCTGACCATGCTTCAGAAGTTACATAATTAGTGTAGTTCGTATTTGTTAAAACAATATTAGAGCCAAAATTTAAGTATGAACCAGTTGTTCCGTTTGGCTGTAATGTATTAGAATTATTATTGAATGCGATATACGACGCACTAGTTAAACCATGATTATTAAAATTGATATCTTGCCCAGGATTTAAATTGGTCGGTATTGGAACATTTGCACTAATATTATTTTGTGTAATAACTTGATTTCCTACACCGTACAATAAGTTTGAATCTGTATCAATAGATAAAGAGTCTCCCGCACTTGCATTCGTAAATGATAATGAACCAACATCTGTTATTGGATGACTTAAAAAATCTGTATTTGAATATTGTCCATTTACTTCATTAACTGTAATACATAATTGAGTTCCACCAGTTTCGCCAGATAATACTAATCCACCATAAAGAGTATTTAAAACATATGTGTTTGAATTTGCACCGTCAAGTATTCCTATTGATTTTGCATTCGTTATATTATTAGAATTCATATCCAAATCGGCTTCTATGGGATTTGTTAGTAAATTGTTACCATTGTAACTTATATTTCCACTTGTATCACACGCAATATTCCTAATAGTGCTACTCGAATCAATCATACCCACAGTTTTAGTCGTTAACGTTCCAAAATTATAAAGCGAATTAGATCCAAAATCATAACCACCACCAACTGTTAACAATTCTACACCGTCATATAATGGCGCACCTGTACTTATTTGTAATTGATGTCCTCCACCATATATTGAAGGAACATTCAAGATATTGTGGTTGTTCATATTTAAATCTGCAATTATGGGACCAGTATCACCCGCCATTACTTGGATTTGTGCCATTTCTTCAGCTAATATGTTTACTTGATTCTGTAAATTGTTGAGCTTTATATTAGTAAGAAAACTACTCATTCTATAATATTTGTATATATATTATATAATTAAAAAAATATTTAGTTTCTTATGCAATTATTTTTAGATCTGAAAATTTAAGTTTCTTTACGGCTTTTTTCTTCGTCATTTTCTTACCTTTTCCTCTTCCAACATTGGCTCTACTAAATTGATTTCCTGAACTACTATTATATGCTGATCGTGATATATTGCTATTAACTTGACCATCTCGTGTTCCTGACAATCTTTCATTAGTTTGTTTGGCTGTTCTATTTCCTAAAGCGTTATCGGCATGAGTTACAAGTTCATCAGTTTTTGGAATATCAATGCCTAGTTTTTTACCAACAGCCCCTAAAACTAAATCACTAACTGTTGATAACCCTGGAACACTTGATACGGCGTCTGAAATAGTATTTTGATGAATTCTTGTCCATGAAAATTCTTTACTTTTTGTATCATATGAGACAAATACATCATTTCTTTCTCTCATTAAATCTTCAAATTCTTTGCGGGTCTGTAAATCTGGATTAAAACCATATTCCATCAACCATGAATACAACGCAGTATTGTATGGGGTTCTATAGAATGAGTACGTTTTCTTTTTCCTATTATATTCAAACTCTAAATCATAATTATGGTTCATACTTTCAATAAATCTGTCTTGTAACTCCTTTTGATATTTTGGTCCTTTATCTGGTTTTGGTTCAAATCCATATTCTTGCAGGAAATTATTTAATCCGTCATTATATTCTCTCCATTCTTTTGTTGAATCTTCTTCTTGTTGTGCTAATCTATTTTCAAAATCGACATGTTTTTGATCATTATCGACATTACGTTTTTTGAAATATTCTTCATATTCAGCAGTATTGGCAAATGGTTTATTTGTATAAGGATTTAACATTTTCCCATCTTTATCACGTTTTAAACCAGTCTTTGGAGTAGATTGAACTTCTACTGGATTAGGTTCTACTTTTGGTTTGCCACGATTATTAAAGACTTGTCCCGCTCCTCGTTGTCTTCTAAAGTAGTCATTCTCAAAATCTTTTACACCTTTCTGTGCAGTTTGTTCTAAATCTTTTTGCTCGTTTCTTTTTGCGTGAGTTTTTTTGATAGAGTTGGCGAATAGATCCCAAATCCAATCAGTAATTCCACCACCATGTAATTCATCATGTTCAATCATGGATTTTATCACTTGCCCTTTTGATAATTTAGTGTTAGGATTTCCAAGACCTAACTTTTCTCCAAAATGTTTAAAATTAGCACCTAATGAGGTCACACCAGTCATAATAGTTTTTTCAGTGTGTGATAAATTGTCGTTTATTTTGCCCATATCTTGGAATATCCATTTATAATCTGTTTCACTACCCAGAGAGGAACTTTTAAGACAGTCAATTACGAAATTCTGACAGTTAGCACCACGCACAGGGTCATATAAATAGAATTGTTCTGAGCCAACTTTTTTAAGAGCATTCTCTAACATTTGATTTACTGTAATATTTTTGCCATTTAGTGGGATGTCAATACTTTCAGTGTCCTTTGTCATCTTGTACGATCTTGATATGTTGATTACTTCATTCTTCTCAACAACGAGGCTTTTACCATCAGCTAAACCACATATCAACGCTAAATGATACAACTTGTCATAATCGTTATTGGCTGAAAATTTGCCACGTGTCACAACGTCGATAACTTTTGTTAGGACTTTTACAACTGGTGTTCGTTTTGCTTGAATTGATGTTATTTGTACATTTCCATCCTCGTCTAAACATTTCTTTGTTGATTTCGTGTATTTCTCTGGTGCTTTGTCAAATGGCGATTTTATAATATTTAATGCTTTTTTACCAACATTTTTTATAAAATCAAATATTCCAGCACCTTGTAAATGTCTGTACTTTGGTTTTAGTTTTCCATTGCCATGTAAATGATGAAAATGCTCT